CCCGGCGAACGAGTAGGCCGACAGCTCAGTGGCGAGGGCCTGGCCGATTTCCCGCTGGACGTGCGAAGGGCTGCTCATACCCCTATCTTACCGCAGCAATCCGTCTCTCCATTACCGCCTAGCGGGTCGCTGTGTCATGTTTTTTCGCGAAAACACTCGCCCCCAAACGTATCACAAAAGATACGTTTTTCGTCGCCTTTCGCATACGCCTGGGGCACACAAACTGTCACTTTCCGCCACTATCTGTGCAGGCCGTGAACGTACACGCCAACTCCTGTCGGGCGAGATGCTCGGGGTAGCCGCTCGCGATCAGCCACTCGGTCATATCGCCGTCCGTCGCGGGATCGTAGAGGCGAGGAAACCCGTAGCGGTGGCCGCCAGCGGGATCGACCCAGTAGGCTCGGGCCAGCCACGCGGGCGGAATCGCAGGCTCGGGTGGCGCCGCAGTATCGCCCGCTGCGATAGCCTCTGGCCGGTCGGGCGACAGCCGCTCCCACAGACCTTGCAGTGTCTTCGCCCACTGAATCAGCGGGCGAGCCTCGTCAAGCCGCGTGGCGCTTTGCAATTCGCGGGCGCGGTCGCACAGCAAATCGTACACCCTGGAGATCGCCTCCCGCTCCTCGTCGGTGAGCCGCAGCCGTTCGATCGCGGCCGCCGCGTCGTAGCAATCCCAGTAGTGCTGCTCGTCCGCCGTGCCGATCATGTCGGCCCGCGTCTGCCGCAGGCGGGTTGCGATGTCGCTCATTTCGTCCTCTCCAGCAGCGTCCGCAGCGTGGCGTCAACCGCGTCGGGGCCGCCGGTGCCGATGTAGTACTCCACCGCCTCCCGCTCCTCGTCGGTGAGCGTGGGCTGCGGCTCCGATTGTGTCATGTCGTCCAAGGTCTGCATGTGCGGGCAAGTCCACTCGCGAGGATTCTTGGCGTATCGGGCGTTCACGCCGTCCAGCAACGCGCGGACGACGCGGTGCAGTGCAACGTGAGAACCAGCGCATACAGGAGACGGCTCGGGCGGTGTGTTCGCTGCTGGGGCCGATTTTCCGGCACCGGAAATCGCTCGCTCCAGCGCCGCCGCGAGCCGGTGGATCATGCAGTCCCGGTGCCACATGTGGCAGCGGTCGCTATGGGTGCTGACGCGAGCGGCTTGTTGGTCACGCCACTCACGGTAATCGGCCAGGATGTCAGGCATTTTCCAGTTTCCAGAATGAACGACCCCGGCGGGTTCTCGTCACCCCGTTATCAGTGAGATCGATGCCCGCCGGGATCGCTGTGCTGTTACCAATCCTGGGTACTTTTTCTTTCCGGCATCGGTCCCGCAACGCCCCAATCATATCGCATGCGACACGTTTTTCGTCGGTTCTTGCATACGGTTATGGCGTCAGGTTCCGCCTCTAGCGTCACTCGGCCTTCCAGCCGTTGTGAATGTACGCCAGCACGGCCTGGAACGCAGCCACCTCGCCGGCTGTCCTAGCGGCGTCTGAGGCCAACGGCTCGCCGCCTGCCTTTGCGATCAGACCGATGGTGTCTAGTCGCGTCTCGCGCTTCTCAATCTGCCACCGCATCCAGTCGATGAGGTTGCCATGCTGCCTGTTCATGGCGTTGCAAAAAAACTCCTGCGAGTCGCGCAGCCCCGAGATGAGGTTGTCTCGCCGCTTGATTGCGTTGTAGATCATGGGTCACCTTCCTTTCGCCCGCCATCGTACCCCGCTGGGCAAACGAGTCTACGCCTGTTTCGGCCAACCATCCGGCATCGCCGGATAGTTCCGGCGTCACATTGTGCGTCTAGCGTCAGAGCGGAGACGGAACCCGCAGGGCTTCCGCGTCTGCCATCGGCATCACCTCCACCGCTGGCAACAGGATCGCTTTGTCTGCCGCCTCCCACATGGCGTGCAGCCAGCCGCCGGGCACGGTTGCCGTGAGCAGATCGGCACACATCATGTACCGGCCGTCCACTAGTGCGAGCGGCTCAGCCACACAGTCGGGCCTCCCATGTTCTGCGTGTAGTTCCGCCAGCCGCTGCGCCAACTGCGGAGTAAATACCAGCGCATACTGCCGAGATGCGGCGTAACTAATCGGTAGCGGCACGTCTGCGAGCGTCATGTACGACTCAATGCGGTATTGAATGCTGCCCACGCCGCAGACAGGGACGCCACTTGTCCGCTCGTCATCCCGATGCCAAGCGTGTATCCACCCAGTCGGAACGGGAAGCCGCCCGCCGGACTGCCCTGATTGTTGACGCTGAACACCCAGTTGTCGCCGTCATACGGAGTAACGCTGGATGTTGACGAACTGGTGCCGCGAGAGGTTGTGTTTTCGTACAACTCCAGGTCGGTTGTGGTGCGCCGGCTGGCGAGATAAAGCGCGGCTGGGTGCTGGCCGCCGTATGCGTGGGAAATCGCCGAGCCGCTGTTGACTACCCAGGTTCCTCCAGAGACGTTTGTGCTACGCATAAAAAGCGTTGTGCTAGTGCCTTCGCGCGTCCCGATCATCCAGTGATTTGCAGCGGTCGGCGTATGGGCAAAAGCGAACGCGCCGATATGGGTGTCTCCGACGCTGCTGGGGAGTTCCGTCGGCTTAAATCCAGTTGTCAGTCGCTTACTGCCGTTGCTGGTCAGTCCACCGCTTGCCCCTGTCTCGGCGTAGTCGCCCTGGACGAAGGAGACGTTGGTGTCGATGGTGTTTCCGTATTGGGTGCCGGTGCGGCTAGGCCCTCTGTAGAGCGGGACGCGCGGGGCAACGAGCGAGGCATCAGACGTACCGCAGAAAAGCGACAGCCTGTAGAACCGATCCCGTATCCCGGCCGCGTCGATGGCATCGCAGAACGAGTTGACCGCCGCCGCCGTCGATGAACTGACGGTGCCGCCGTTGGCGTACACGCGGTTCACCCAATCCTGGGCGTCGGCGTTGCTCACCTGCGGGGCGAGGGTGATGCCCCACTTGGCGGCGAGGTAGCGCTCCAAACGCTGGCGTTCTGCGTTTCCTAACGCCCGCGAATACGAGATGTATTCGACAATGCGACCGGGCCAGAAACTGTTCACGCCGATGTTGCTGCCAATCCAGAATCCGGGTGTTCCACCAGGGAGCGTTGTCGGCAGGGTTCCGCTGGTGGACGAAGGCGGGATCGCTGCGCCGTTGTAGTACGGCTTGATTCCTGCCGCCACGCTTCCCGCAGTGCCATCGTAGACTGACCCAATGATATTGGTGCCGCTGGTGAGTAGCCCATAGTTCGTAGACGCTACTGCCGAATATGCGCTCGCCCCAGCCGCAAACCGGATTTCGCTGCTGACGGTCGCAAAGAGGACATCGCCGCCGCCGTTCCAGACCCTAGTAGCAATAGTTGAACCCACACTGCTCATGGACGCGACCACATATCGCGTCAATCCAGACAGGCCATTTTCGGCGTTGTACGAAGCGATAGACAAACTCTGCGAAGAACCGTTGAACGCAAGAGCGTTTCGCCCGTTCTGCTTGGTCGCACTTATCGTCGGCCTGCTTCCGCTGACCGATTGCGTAACGTGCCTCGCGTTGCCGCTCTTGTCCAACCATGCACCCACCGGATCGTTCGTCGCGGTGGCGGGAGCGTGGACGCCAGAGATGCCCCACTTGGCGGCGAGGTAGGCTTCGACGCGAGCGCGGTCGGCGGCGGAGAGATTCCCCGAATAGCAGACGATCTCCGCGATGTTGCCGTCTAGGCCAGACGATCCTGATGTGCGCAGCGGGCCGATCTTGGTGACGGTGTTCGTAGTGTTAAGCGCAGCCGATGCCACGCCGTCAGTCGCCTGCACGCCCTCAAAATGAGCCCGCTGTGTAGTGCCAATGGCTTGCCCGCAGATCAGCCGGTATACGCCATTCGCTGCTGCCTGCTGAATAACAAATCGTCTGTTTACTAGCGCTATGGTAGTGTTGTAAAACGCAAGAATGGGCGAGTCTTCGGGGTTTGTTGGCGCCGAAGAGATGATGCCGCTGAAATGGTCGATGTTCTTCATCGCAACAGCGAACATCGTCACATTTTCAAGTTGCAGGAAGTTGCCAGTGATCGTCAGCCCTTGCGTTCCGGTGAACTGCATCACCGTTCTGCCGTTCTGTGACCCTCCATGCGTCGGCCGCAGGCTTCCGCTGGATGTGGCGTGACGGGCGTTGCCGCTCTTGTCGTTCCACTGGGAGACGAGATTGCTGCCGTCTTTGGTGATGCTGGCGGCGTCGGAGGCGTCATACCAGCAAAGGCAGGAGTTGCCGCTGATGTCCAGCGGGCTACTGACCGCCGTCACCGGCCCGGCATCGGTGGTGTACAGCGACGAGGCGTCCGCGCCGTCCAGCCACAAGGCCAGACCGCTGATCTGGCGGGGATTGAATCCGCTGGCGGTCGGACGCAGGAGACGGGGATTCATCGGCATGGTGAATGTCGCAAGAGTGGTTGATGTGAGGCCGCGCGTCAGATGACACGCCAGCGGGAAGTACCGGAGAAATACACGAGAACGGCCGCCCCGCCGTTGGCCGAGAGAACGTAGTCTCCGGCCCACGGGACCGTGATCCGGTTCGCGGATGAACTCGAGGCCGATTCGTGCCGGAGCGTGATGGCGTGACTGCCCGTGTTGACGAGCAGGATCCCCGTGCCGGCCGCCCTGGCAACGATGCCCGTCACATTCCGGGCCGCGTTGGACGAAATGTCGATGACGTCCCCAGTGGGCAAGGCAAGGTCGTTGGCGTCGGCCGTCAGCTGTGAGGCCGTGGCCGGCACGTTCGCAATCGTGTCGGAGCCCCCGGTCGCATGGCTTGAGGCATGGGCAGCGGGCGCGAAGGTGGATGGCTTGTCTGTGATGCCCGCCCAAGTGGTCGTGCCGGGCGATCCCGCAGGCCCGACGTCGCCTTGGTCGCCCTTGATGCCCTGCGGTCCTTGTGGGCCGGGATTGCCCTGGTCGCCCTTCGCGCCGGCAGGGCCTTGAGCGCCGGCCGGCCCTGCGTTGCCCTGGTCCCCCTTGGCTCCAGCGGCTCCAGCAGCCCCAGCAGCCCCAGCAGCCCCAGCCGGTCCGGCGGGTCCGGCTGGCCCCTGCGCGCCCGCCGGACCTGGGGTCAGCTCGACCGCCTCGATGGCTCCCTCGATGGCCGTGAGGTTGGCGTCGTGCTCGGCCGCCGTGAGCGGGGCACCCTTGACGATACGCTTGACGAGGCCGGCGATGCTCATGCGAAGACTCCAGGAACGTAGACGCCGGACTGATAGACGATCCCACCGGCCAGTTGGGCCGGGAGCCTGTTGGTATGCACCCTGCGGACCCGCTGCCGTCGGTCAGCCCAGGCCCATGCCTGCGGCTTGCCGTCCGGAATCGTTACCTCGTAGACCTCTTCACCAGCACCCTCGTCCACCACGATCCTGTCGCCCCGCACAGGATCGGAAGCGTAGTCATCGGTTGCGATGAAGAAATCTTTCGTTTCGTACCGCACGAGATTCCCGGCCTTGTCGATCGTGTCCCATTTGCCGACCACCAGGGTGGCCCGGCACGAAACTGGCACGAACGAGCCGCGAGGCTGGTACTCGACGTCGATCGCCAAGTGTTCCCGCCGCTGCTGCTCAAACCACGATTCGGCTTGGGCGATGAGATCGGGCACGAGAACCTCCACCGCAGCCCGGGAGGGGCGGCGCTTTGGCGCTGCCCCTCACCGGGCCATGCACACTGGGACTACCGCGAGAGCTTGACCCGCACGAGCGTGTCGGTCGTGGCCGGCTGCACCAGCACGATGCCGATCGGGGGGTAGGCACCGCTGTTGTTGGTCGCCACCGCCAGGCCGGTCGAGGTGTTGAGGTACACCTTGGAGCCCACCGCAAAATCGGTGCTCGCCCCGGTGGTCTTGTCCACGTCGAAGACGCCTTCCACCACGAGAGCACCGAGCTCGCCGGCCGCCATCGGACGGTCAGCGATGCCGACCATGCCGGTGCCCACGGCCACCATCGCCCCGACAGCCACCGCCGAGCCCGGCGTGTGGTCGATCGAGTCACCCTTCATCTGCACGAGCTTCGCCATCTGGATCACCTACTTTCTGTTGCTGGAAACCTGGAAGATCGGAACCCCGGGGGCCGGGCTGGCCGGCCCCCGGGAACTTGGTCACGTCACGCCGGATCAGGCGGTCGCCATCCGGTAGCAGCTCTTCGGCTCACCCTTCGCCACGCCGAAGTCGTGGTAGCCACGAACGGCGATGCCGAGGGTGTCGAAGTCCGCTTCGGCCTGCTCGACCGTGGGGGTGCGCTGCCCGTTGAGGAAGAGCACCTCCATCGCGTTGAGATCGCCGGGGTTGGCCATCAGCCACCAGGTCGTTGCCGACGTCAGGTAGGCCGAGGACACCACCCGGTAGCGGCCGGCGAGGACGTTCACATTGGTGAGCGTCTTGTTCTCGCCGGTGATGAGCAGCCCGCCGCCCATCAGCTCCGCGGCCTCGATCTCGAGCTCCGGCGGCACGAGGAGCAGGGACGGGGCGACACCCAACGGGTTCCCGTCCGGATCCTTGAGCTTCCGGTAGGCCGAAGCAGCCGCCTTGAGCGAGCCCAGGCCGAGGGCGTTGCCAGCCCCAGCCGTGGCCTTCTCGAAGTAGGTGGCGTTGCTGGCCTCGAACTCGGCCCAGAAGACCTTGTTCATCTTCGTGGCAGCACCGCGACCCAGCCGGCTCGGAACGACCGTCAGGGCACCCAGGTCATCGTTGATGATGTCCTTCCGGGTGATCGTGGAGATCCGCCCGTAGGTCTTCGCCGAGAATGCCCGGGCCTCGTCGCTCGCGTCGGCCGACTTCAGCTCACCGCTGTTGCCGACTTCCTCGAACTCGAAGGCCCCGTTGACACGGATGCCCGTCACGGCCTTGAAGTCGGACACGGGACGGATCATCGAGATCAGATCCCACACCGATTCCACCGCCGTGAAGCCCGTCAGCAAGAACTTGCTGTAGGCCGCACTGGTCACGTTGGCGATCGAGTGGGTCGCGAACGCGGCCCGGAGCACCTGACGGATATTGCCGTCCGTGACCCGGTACACGTCGCCCTCCAGCCCGTTCGCCTTCGCGGCACGCAGGAGCATCTCCTGCAGGCCGATGTTCCGCCGCTTGTGGGCGGCCTCCAGCACCCGCTCGCCGAACTGCTTCTCCACGCCGGGCAGGTTGCCGGCCATGCAGAGCGAGGCCAGCAGCACCTCCTCCGTCTCGGCCGGCTTGGCCACGACATGGGCCGCGGGGGCCGAAGGCCGGTCAGCCCGGATCGCGGCGAGGTTCTCGGCCTTGATCCGCTCGAGTACCTTGGCGGCGATGGTGTCGGCATCCACGAGGGAGGCACCGTCGCCGGGGGTGCCGGCGGTCACGCCGGGCAGCTGCACCGGAGCGGGAGCGGGGGAAGTCGAACCCGCGGCGACCTTCGCCGCGGCCTCCGCCGAAGCCTTCACGGCCTCGTCGGGCGTCTGGTTGGCGTGATCCGCCATAGGGGAACCTCCATCACTCGCCTCCGCGGCGATAGCGGCAGACGTAGCGGCGTCTGCACCGAACAGGACAATCGAAACCTCGCGGAGCGTGGACGCACGCACCACACTGATCGGGCCACTGAACTGCCGGCCGTTGACCTCGACGGTTTCGCCGGCGGCGATGTTTTCGATCCGGCCGACATCGGCCCCGATCGACGCCTGGAACTTCCAGCCCTTGCGGGCCAGTTGCATGGCCTTGGCGACCTCCGGCCCCTCGCCGATGACCTCGCCGGCCACGGTCAGGTCCGTGCCGCTGTTTTCCACGCGATCGGCCTGGCCGACGGCGTGATCCATGTCGTACTGGTGGCCGAGCATCACGGCGACCGTTTGGCTGGTCGTGTCCATGCCGGCGAGATCCACCACCAGCGGGTTGCGGCTCCAAGCCTGCCGGATGGCCCGGCCGGTGTAGCCCACGAGGGAGAACTTGGCATTGCCGCCCACCGTGCCGTCAGCCATCAGCTGCGGGTCGATCAGATGGGCTTCGCCAGTGATGCGCAGTTGCTTGCTCATTCGGCTTGCTCCTCGTCTTCCAGATCCACGGCCGGAACAACCGGCTCGGGCTCCAGGTCGATCCCCAACTCGTCTGCGTAGGCCCGCTCGGCCGCAATCTGGCGGAACACCTGCCGCCAGTCCTTGCCGCGGCGGGCACAGGCTTCGGCCCGACTGACCGTCTTGTTTTCGATGCCGACCGTTTCCGCGTTGGCTTCCTTGAGCGGATCGACGTGCTCGAACCCGTCCCACCGCCACCGCCACGACCACTGGTCACGGGGCGGCAGGCCGTCAGGGATTGCACCGTCCACGAAGGTTGCTTCCTCGATCCACCGCTCCAGCAGCGGATCCAGCACCACCCGCTCGATCTCGGCCCGCTCGACCGCGACATGCTTGCGGTACACGAGGTAGTCGCCCCGCATGGTCGAGTAGTTGGCCCCGGTCGCATCCATGACGGCCACGATGTAGGGCATGTTCAAGCAGCGAGCGATTTGCATGAGGATCCGGCGCTCGAAGGCGTCGAACGTGCTCGTGGGCTGCTCGGCCTTGAGTTGGTAGGGCTCCCAGCCTTCCGGGCCGGCCATCGCCATCCCGCGGGCGAGCGGCATCGTCTCCCAGGCCGGCAACCCCACCGCCCCGCCGCCGTCGGCCGGCATCGTGGTCTTGAGGATCACCGCCAGGTCCGCGGCCGTCTCCGCCGCGGTCACGACCGCGTACTGGTAGCGGCGAAGCATCGCGAACAGTTCAAGGGCCGGCACGACCTCGCCCATGCCGCGGTGCTGGCCTGGCCGAGTGGCGTGGTAGTAGTGGTGAACCCGGTTGGCCCGAACCCAATCGCCTTCGAGCGTGACGCCGAAGTGAAGCGATCCGGGATGATGCTTGAGCAGGTAGTATTCGGTCGGGTTGCCGTCCCCATCGAACCGCACCCCGTCCACGCTGCCGGCCAGATCCCAGCGGCTCGCCGGATCGGCCACCATCTCGGCCTCGACCACCCGCAGATCGAGCTGGACGCCCCGGAGGCGGCGGTTGTTGGTTTCGATGCCAAACACGTCGCCGTCGATGGCCTTGGCCGTCCGCATCAGCCGGAGCTTGGTGGCCAGACTGATCTTCTGGTGCCACTCGAATACGTTGTCCTCGACGCGGGCCACGGCTTCCTGGTCGGCGTCGGGGCCGCAGTCCAGGAGCAGGGTCGGGCCGGTCCCCACGGCGTCGCTGGCCAGCGTCGTGACCATGCCAGCCAGATACCCGTTGTTGGCCGACTCGTAGCGAGCCCGCCCCCGGAGGGTCCGGCGGATCATCGGCGACAGGGCGGCGTCGGCCGACAGGTGATCGACCATCGACCAGTGGTTTTTGTTCAGCGTCGTGGTCTGTGCCGCGTCGAACCGGGCGCGCACGAGCTTGCTGATCGCGGCCCGCTGCTCGGCCACGGTCTGCGTGAGCGTCGCCCGCGAGGGGCCGCCAGCAAAGAGGTTGGAGAACAGGCCCATCAGCCGATAGCCCCCGGGGCCTCGGTGCGGGCGAACCGCAGGCAGGCGAAAGGGTTCGCCGTAGCCCGGGCGTTCATCACGAACTTGGCGGCCTCGACCTGGTGATCGAGCTCGTGCTGCTCGACCTCTCCGGCCTCAGTGCGAGCACGCTGCGGCTGCGCGAGATTCGCGGCCACGGCGTCGATAACGTCTTCGTTGGTCGGCACTGGCGGGCTCCGGTCGGTGGCGTGCGCCACCTAACCACCAGTGTACCAACGTTCAGCCTTTCAGCGTCATAGCGAAGGCCAGCCGATCCAATCGACCTCGCCATCGTCTTCCTCGTCCCACTCATCGAAGATCGCGCAGTGGCGACCGCAGGCTTGGGGCTTCATGGGGCGACTCCAGACGGCGAGCGGCTTATAACCCCATTTTACGGGCCACGTTTTCGGCCCATTTCGGCCGGTTTACCGGCCTTCCTGCCTCCTGTGCCATGCCACGGTCAGGTACGTCCCGACGAACGCCCCGGTGGCCAGCGGAATGAGATACAGCGGGTTCCGCGAGTAGGTGATGACACCGAACGCGAGGAGCGAGTAGAGCACCGCCGAGATCGCGGCGGCGCGGAGCGGCTGGCGGCGCTCGACGCAGATGATGTACCAGGCGTAGAGGATGTCCACGGCCACATAGGTGACGAAGATCACGCCGGCGGTGAGCGGGGAGAAGTCGGTCATCTATCGAAATACTCCCGGATGCCGCGCCGTGGTCAACCCCGGTTCATGCGGGCGAGTAGCTCGGCCCGTTTGGCGGCCATTTCCTCACGGGTAATCATTTTCCGCTCGGCGCGTCCTGGCCGCGGGTCGGCCCCGACTGCCGACAACCCGGTGAACGAAGCCGCGACGGCCGAACCCACCACGCAGTCGAACAAATGGTTGTCCCGGCCGGGGATCAGCCGCCACTCGTCAACGACGCGGGTTTTGCTCTCGACCCGCACGGGCGTCTCGCTCGACAGTTGCTCCGCCAGCATCTCGTGCTGGCCGGTGTGGATCGTGATGCCCTGCGGATCGCCGATCGGCAGCTTGATCCGGGCCGCCAGAAACGTCTTCCACCAGTTCGTATCGAACAGGACGTGCCGCTGCCGCTGGATCGTGCTGGTGCGCCAGTTGGCCCCGATCCGTTCGCCGCGGTCCGGGGCCTTGTCGCTGATCGTCTGGCCGGAGGCCCCCACGAATCGGCCGTGCGTGGGCAGCACCCGCGGCCCCCACTTGGACCGCCTGGCGAAGTCCCTCACGACCCCCTGCGTCTGTGCCCAGTTGGCATCCACGAACAACTGGCCGATCCGCAGTTCCGCGGCATCGTCCTCGCGAGTGAACTCCCGGTCGAGCAGTTGGCCGGCGAGCGCCTCGAGCCCGGCGTGGATCGCGGCCTCCGTGCTCTCGACGCCGGCGGCGGCCTGGAGCGTGCGCTTGGCGTCGCGGAGCGTGAAGTAAACGCGGCCCTGGTCCGGGTAAGCACCGTAGGCCACGACGTGGCCGCGGAGTTGGTGGCCCCAGGCCACGACGGCCCAGTAGAGCAGCGTGCCCTGCACGTCCACGAATGCCGTCAGCGTGTCCAGCCCGCGAGGCACCACCCATCGCGGCGTGTTGATGACGCAGGCCCGAATGTCTTCCGGCCCGAGCCCCAGCGACGCGGCCTCGTCTTCGAGTGGCTGCTGCTGGAACTCGCTCGCGAACACGTCGGCCCCATCGTCAATCAGCGAGTTGTAGGCGTGCTGGATCGCCGAGTGTTCGGTCTCATCGTCGTAGCACGACCCCCACGACACAACGCACCCGCGATCCATGTCCTCGCGGTTGGCCAGATAGAACTCGTTGGCTTCCCGGTGGGCACGGGCCTGGTCGCCCACGATGTCCGGGGCGAAGGCCCGCCGCAGGCCGGCGTAGCGATCGAGCCAAAGGTCTTCGTGGCGGTCGGCCCACTGCCGGACCATCGGGATCCGCTCGGTCTGCCAGCCGGGATTCTTGGCCGGGTCGAGCAGTTGATCCACCATGTCGCCCCGCTGGATCACCGTCGCATTCACGACACAGGCCATCGTCTTCTTGTGGCCGGCCAACTTCATCACGGATTTCTTGAGGATCTCCAGCCGGGTCTGGCACTGCATCGGGCTGCGGGCCGATTCGCGGGTCTGCGGATCGTCCACGATCGTGAAGTCCGGCCGCAGCTGCCGGCCGTCGGAAGCCTTGTGTCGCAAGCCAAGGATGGAGCCGGTGAGGCCGCGAGACGTGATGATCGAGCCGCCGCTGACGCTGCCCTCGATTTGCGGAAGCACGAGCGTGTCTTTCTTCCACTGGATATGCGTTCGCTTGCCGCCTTGCGTCTGCGAGTTGCAGCGTTGCGGCTTGCCTTCCAAGGCCCGGATCGCGTGGCACACTTCGGGGAAGTCTTCGTAGAGCATGTCGTTTTCCGACAGCTCCAGGCGGATCGAGTTGATCGCCTTATCCGCCAGATCGCTCTCGGCCGCAAAGATCGCGACGAACTTCCGATGCCCGTAGAGCGTGGCCCACAGCAAGGCGTTTTCCGAGATCGTGGATTTCGCGAAGCCGCGATACACCGCGTTGCAGAACCGGCCGCCGCGGACCAGGCAATCCTGGATCCGTGCGATCACCCGGCGATGATCGTCCGAGAACGGCGACAGGCCGGTGGAGAACGGGAAGTAGGTGGTCAGGAACAGTTCGAGGTTGTCGCGGCAGGAGGCCCGGCGGGCCGGATCCGCGACCGGCGGGATCTCGCCGATGTCGGCCCCCTTGGCCGTGGTCGCCCGGCCGCGTTCGACCGTCTTCTCGCGGCGGCGCTCGACCGCCTCTTTGCTTTTGGTCGCCATTAGCGAGCCTGCCGGAGCCACCAGTGGCACAGAAGCGCCGCGTCGGCGCGGCCATCGTCCTTGACGCGAGAGAACAGGTCGGCCTGCTTTGGCCACAGGTTGGCGGCCGCCTGGCGGTGAGCCCCCTTGTCGCGGCTCACGTTGAGGGCCTTCGTCCAGACCTGGGGCCGCACGAGCGTGAGCGGTAGGCCCAAGGCCGCGACGGCCCCCTCCACCAGCCCGAACGACCGGCCAAACGAGAAGGCCGACGTCGCCCCGGTGCCCTGCACGCCCTGGACGTGCTCGAGGACCACGGCATCGACGGCCTGCAGATTTTCCTCCGCCAGAATCGACCGCAACCCGTGCGGGCAGACCCGACGCTTGCCGCGGACCTCGACGGTTGGCATGTCGCGAACAGAAACGCCGCGGTCGCAAACGAATGCGATCGCTCCGCTCACTCCCGGGTCGATACCGATCACGATGCTCATGCTTTCATTCTCCCACGGCCCGCAGCGTTCGATTCAACCCCTCTGCCCATGTCACCCAGCCCTTGCGTCGCAGTGCCCGCAGATGGCAAACGACCCCGTGCGGCGATGCGTAGCCGAATCGTGACTGCAGTTCCCGCACGGTGGGCGGATACCCCTGCTTGCCCGTGAGCTCTCGGATCGCATTCACGATCTCCAGTTGCCGATTGGTTGCGGCGACACGACCCGCTTCATCGCGGTCGGCGTCCTCGATTTGGGTGCCGCCACAACCGCCGCCCGACTTCCACGGCTTGTATTTGCGGCGCTTCATGACACCCTCCCGCCGCCGGACATGCCGAGCCGATCGTTGAGGTAGTGGCCGAGCTTGCAGGCAGTGCCCAACTCAAGTTTGTTTTCGCCTGCCTTCGCCTTGATGAGATCGAGCCCCTCCTGCCACTGTGACGGCGCGAGCGTGTCGATGACGTCCCGCAGGTCTGCCGCCATCTTTGCGTCAATGGCAGGGTCGATGTCCACGGTTTCGCGCGGCTGGTCGGAGCCCTTGACCTTCCGGCCGTCGGAGAACCGCCGCAGACGTTCCAGGTGGCGGTACTCGTCGCGAAACCACTTGAGCTGCGGGTACAGCGTGTCGTTGGCTCGCTTGACGTTGCGAATCGCGTCGTAGAGCACGTCCTGGTTCAGCCCCGAAAGATCGTCGTGCCACAGCCGACGTTCCTCGTCGGTGAACTCGGCCTTGGGCCACAGCTGGTTGATCGCCCGCTTGTTGTCCTCCCACGTTCTCACAGGTTTCCTCCGACGGGTTTCCGCTTGCCACCACGTTCTGCCTTGGCCCCCCGAAACTCCCGGGCGAGGATCCGGTCCACGTACTCGAAGAACCGGGTCACGGGCAGGGGCGTGTCGAAGAACTCACAGCCGGGGAGCATGGCCATGGCCGCGTGGGCTCGGTCGAGCCACCCCGGGCTTGCCGCCAGGTCCACCCAGCCGCCCGGGGCAGTCAGGTGCGTCCAAGGCTCGGCCCGCTCGGTCCGGTTCCAGGCGGCGGCAAACCGGGACCACTCGTCGGCCGCCCAGCCGGGTTCCCCAAAATGGTGAATCGCGGTTTGCGTGTGTGTGTGTAATTCTTCCCGAAGGGAAGAAGATGGAGATGGAGATGGAGGCTTGATTTTTGCTAGGTCGTTTGCTTGCCCGTTTGCTTGAGTTTTGCTTGCCGTTTGCTTGCCGTTTGCTTGCCGAGACCTCCCCCCAATCCTCCCAGCCTCCGCCCTCGCTTCCTTGAGCGATTCGGCCTTGGCCCGGTGTTCCTCCATCCTGGCGTTCCTGCGTCGCCCGTCCTGGCAGACGGGAAACTTCGGCTCCAGGATCTCCCAGGCCCGCCCAATGCCCGGAGATACGATCTCCAGGCGCTCCAGCGAGTCAGGGATCGAGCCCTGTTCCCACTGCACGATCAGCGCCGTGACGTAGTGGCCGCGTTCCTCTGCGGTCCATCCGGCCGTCGAGGCCAGGAAGTCCCTGCCGAAGAACGGTATGTAGTGGTCAACCGATACCCGTGCCATCCGTGGCCCTCCTTATAGCTCTGACTCTCCGTCGCCTGTCTCTGCAAATCGAATGACCCGAAAACGAAAGCATGTCTAAAGACTTGGAGCATCCTGCAATCCACTCGCCGCCAAGCCATCTGCCGGCAAGTGCGGCCGCAACGAGAAAGCACTTCTCTGCTTCCGTTGCCGTGTCGCGCGAGGCGCACCTGACTGCGCCTGCTACAGACCAAATCGCAATCGGGTTCCTGCTGTGGTCGGCGAGCCTCGAGCTAATGCAGTTTGTAATGCCAACCTTATAAATGTGAGCGCTGCGATCAAACGTAGAGCATCGCATCAGATAAAGAAAACAACTTGGAGGCGTCCAACCTGGATTGTGCATTTTTCTTCTTGTATCCCAGTCCGAAAAGCTGCCTTCCAGGTTGTTGCTGCGCAGAAAGCTATCCCATGTGGTTTCTGCGCACGATGACCATTCAGCCACAAACTTGAGCTCTGGCCGACATCCACGGATCGCACCGACACAGGCTGCGTCTGACTGCCCGCTCACCCAGAGGCCCTTTCCTTCAAGTCGTATCCGTTCGGCCAGCATCCACAATGCGAAACACGATGGCCGTCGCCGTCGCCAAGCCGTTCGCCCCCTCCGTGACAGTTTCGGGCACCGCATTTCGGGCACACGAAAACGATGTACGCACGGTTGCGACTAGAGCGGACGCACGAGAACACCGGAACGTCTTCGCAGTCGATCGCCTTGCTTGCGCTCACGGCTGGGCCTCCGGCGTTAGCCGCCTGTCCAAGTCCGCGTTCACGTCCCGCAGCAAACGCACCAAATGCAGCATCCGGGCGTTTTCCTGCCGGAGCCGATCGTTTTCGGCCTCGAGTATCCTGGCAACTTCTGCCAGGTGAGCCCGCTGCCTTCTCCTTCGAATCCACGCAAACATTCTCAGTCCCTCCGTGGTGTGTGGTGCCTCGTGTCGTGAGGCTTACGGTCGGTCCGGGGTCCGGAGGAAGCCTGCCGCTCCCGGGCGCCGACATGCCGGCGTTACCTCGCGACCTCCGGCGGCGCTGTCCCTGCAGGGGCGTCATTCCCTGGGGCGGGACCACCCGAATGTTCCACTGGCTCGGCCTGGAGCCGGTCGATCGCGTCCTCGATCCGCCAACGGACGTCGGCAAAGACGCGAATGCAGTGCAGCACCGCACCCTCGCGAGTGGCGTAGATCCGCTCTGCAGAGCCGAACGAAAACACGAACTCGGCCCTGCCGTCCTCGTACTTGAGCAGCGGCATGTGCGGGTTGTCGGTTGGCTCGTAGGTGGCCTTGCGGATCCGCGTCACCGGGGTGCCGAAGGAATCGACGTAGGCCCATGCGCGCCAAACCGTCTGGCCCTGCTGGAAGTTCTGGCTCATCGGATCAGTCTCCCGTCCATGTTTTTGTTCCCACCGGCCACGACTCACGCCTCTCGCGAACCTCCACCGCCTGGAGCCATGCAATGACAAGCCGCAGCCGATCACGAGCACGCTCAAGGGTCTGCCGCTGATACGGGGAAAGGCGCTCGCTGCCGACCGCACCGAGATACCCAAGTGCTTGCTGGCACACGTCACTGGGGTGGTGGCCGCGGCCGTTCACCTGGATCAGCTCGGCGGCGAGATCAGAAGGGGATGTCATCGTCTGCCCCCTTCTGGCCGGCGGCCTCGACCTTCGCAGCCGGGGTACGGGCGGCTGGCTTGCTGGCAGGGAGCGGGTCCGCTCCGGCGTGCCACTTGAGGACCTTCACGTACTGGCTACCGTCCTTTCGCGTGTCCTGGGCCGTCTCGATCATCACCATCCGGCCGACCAGCGAACGCTCGTCCCAATCCTCGCCCGGAGTTGGCAAGGCAACCCGAGCGGCCCGACAGATGGCCTCGATCTTGCCGCGGTAGTGGCTCGGAGTCTTCGTCTCGATCGACGCAAAGCCGGGCACCGACAGAACCACGAGCAGCCCCGCACCAGACGGGTTTTTGTCTTCCTGGAAGAACTTGAAGGTTCGCTCCTTGGCCTCCAGGATTTCCGCCGAGTGAGTGCCGTTCGGCACGATCGGCTCCGGCCCCGACTCGCCGCCCCAATCATCGAACCTCATGTCTGAATCTCCGGTGTGTGCTTAATCCCAACCCTCACGATCCGATCATCGTCCCCGCTCGCGACTTCCTCGATCCTGCTGATCGCCAGCGACGCCGGCATATCACCCGACTCGAAAGCGTCCAGCAGTTGCTTGACCCGCCGGATCCTGTCTACGGCCAGGCGACTCATCTGCTCTCTCAGTTCGTCAATGCTCATGCACGAACCTCCTGTGGCTTGTCCCGCACAAAACCGCGGGACTTGGCGTATTTAATCGCCATCGCAACATGGCGATCCTCGTAGCGGTTCAGACCGTACACCTGACCTGGCGGCGCTGACCGCAAGGCAATCCGAACGTAGTGGGCCGACATATTCACGCCGGCCGCGTCGAGCCGAGCCAGAAACTCTCGCCATGTCATCCACTGGCGGCGGCCGGCCATGCCTCGCATGCGATTGAACGTGCTGTGCCACTCAGGCATTTGCCGCCTCCGTTGCGGGCTCGCTGCCGACTTCCATGGCCGACTGCCGCTCGTCAACCAGCCCAAACAGCGTGGCGGCTTGCTCTTCACTCAACTTGTTGGTGCCGAAAGCCGAACTGATTTGGCCACGGATCACGCGAAGGGCCGAAGTATCGGCCGCCTCGGAAATCCGCTCACGCCACGACTTTGGCTTCGCGACGGGGCCGGCTTTCGCCGGGCCAACAGGCTCCAGGAGCCCGGCCAACTGGCCGATCTCCATTGGCATGTCTGCCGGCAGGCCGAACCTATTTTTTGCATCCCATGCCGCGGCCCTTTCCGCGTACATGACGCGGGTTTTTCCGCCTTGGGCCTTCATCCGGCCGTCTGCACCCTCGACCAGCTTGGTGCGGTAGTTGCAGAACAGCAGCAGATCGGACCATTCCTTGAGCAGCGGGGCCGTCTGCTTTGTCAGCTTGAGTTCGTAGCGGTCGTAGCCATCGGTTTCGTCGGGGGGCGACGTCCGCTTGATAGTGGCATGAGCCACCATCACGACGTGAACACCCTTCGCGATCAACTGATCGCACAGGCCCATGACCCTTGTGAACGCCTCGGCGAGTTTCACGAAACCCTTGCCGAAGCCGTAGTCCTCGACCGATCGCTTGCCGTCCTTCCGCAGCATGTGCTCGAGGATTTGCCGCTCGGCCCAATCCGCGGAGTCGATCACGACGGTCTGGAACCCCTGCGGATCCCCGATCAGATCGAGCAGGGCCGACTCCATCGCCATCGAGTCGTGGCACACGACACGGGCACAGTCGATTTGCCCCGTGCCGTCCTCGGTATCGAGGATCACAGGGTTCGGAAACTGCGCCGCGAGCGTGCTCTTGCCGATCCCCTCGGTGCCGTAGATCACGGCCCGCACCGCCGACCGCTTCACCCCACGTTCGATTTTCAGCGTCATTCCTCGACTCCTTTCATGGCTTCCCAGGCTTCATCCACGGCCGCACACAACGCGACCCATGCTTCCGGCTCAATCCGATAGATCCCCTTGGTGACTCTGCGGCCAGATATGCAGACCTGTCTGGCCACTGCGACGGCCCGGCACGACTTGGCCGTGCGGAGTGCCGTCTTTGATTCCCGTTGCCCCACCGCCGACCGCCTGCGTCGCTTGAGGCCGCAAAGCTCGTCCATCGTCGCGCTCCTTCCTGGCTATGTTGACCGTGGGCGGAGCCGTAAAGCCCAGCCGAACCTTTCCCCCGTCGATCGCCACAACGCTGACCTCGATCGACGTCCCATCCGGGCAGTGGATCGTGATTACCTGCGTTTCCCGTCGTGTCAGAACAAGCATCAAAAAAACCGCCCACTGGTCAGCCGTGACTCGTGGGCGAGGCCCTCCGTGTGATGCGGCTCCTCTGCCGCTCCGTTCCGCTGCGGTCCCTCGCCGCGGCATCCTGTTTCGCTCGCGTGGCCCCGCGGGCCTCGCTCTCGGCCCGAACCGCAGCGAGGCGGTCGAGCGTTTCCGGGTCTCCGGCCACCAGCGTGCCGACGTCGGCCCGCACGATGTCGAGCGCCTCGCGGGCCTCAACAATCGCGTCGTACATGGCCGTGAGATCACCAACCAGAATCCTCTGGTCGATGCTCATCGCCTCAGCCTCGTCCAGCGAGAGGCGAGTGCCGCAGTCGTGGGCTATCACGGCCCGGTTGAACAGTTCCCAGGCAACCCGCCGAACGTCCGCAATCAGCGACGCGATCCGGTCACGATTGGCGTCAGCCGGTACTGGACCTGGAACTCGGCCATCGCGTGCCGATTCCGCCGACGCCGTGCCGACCACTTGGCGTGAATCTCCGCCAGGGCCGTTTCGATCTCGTCGCGACTCGGCTCCGGTGCCGCGGGCTTCGTGGTCGCGTGTCGCTTGATCCGATTTCGCATGGCCGCCTCCGTGGTTGGTGGCCGCCGCTGGCTTCCTGCCGCTGCTGTCCATCTGGCGGTCCCTCGCCTCACTGTCCGGCCGATCACGTTGATCGACGTCGGGGGGAGGTTGTAATCGTCGCCAGACAACGTGTCAACCAAGAAATCTGGAATGCCAGACAACTGCTGAAAAAAAGGGATCAAAACAGATCCCCAGCCAGTTTTTCGCGGGTGGTCCCAAGCCCCTCGGCCAGCTTCCGCAGGGTCGATGGACGGGGCTCGCTCGTTCGCCCACACATGATGTCGTAGATCGTCTGCCGGTTGACGCCCGTACAGTCAGCGAGGTTGTCAACGGAAATCCGCAACTTTTCCAGGCGAGCCTCAATGCGTTGGCCCAGCTCGCACAGCTCACGCTCTCGCGGCCGGCCGCCCGTGTCTTTCTCGCTGACAGTAGCCATTCCGACGCCCTCCAGACCGAATCCTTGACTCGCGACCAGGGCGAGGCAAACGTGGTGTATGGGGCCGCCCGGGCGGCCGGCATGACGCCGGACCACCCGGGGCAAAAAAGTGGCGGGGACAGAACTCGGATTTCCCCGCCGCACGGGCCCGAAAACACCGCGACCAGGACGGCGCGGGTCGCATAGCACGGAAGCGTGACCTATCCATCCGGAGGAGGTACACGCAATGACGGTTCAAGAATACTTCGACACGGTTTATCGGCCACTCAAGCTGCGTGGCCGGTCGGAAAACACCAGCCGGCTTTACGGCTGCACGATTCGGACGTTCGGGAAGTTCCTCGGCCGTCCCGCGGATCTCTCGGACCTGGCCGACGAGTTGACGCTTGCCAGGTTCCTCGAGCACCGGCAGGCAACACGGTCTGCCTTCACGGCCGAGAAGGAGCGGAGCCAGCTGATGAGCATGGCCCGGCTGGCCAGCGAGCGGAGGCTGATCGAGCGAATGCCGTCCTGCGAGCCCTGCGTCCTGCCCGAGCCCGTGCCGATGTCGTGGTCAGAGGACGAACTGCGGCGACTCTACGCGGAAGCGTGTGCCCAAAACGGGCTGGTTGCGGGATTCCCTGCCCGGGAATGGTGGCCGCTTGTGATTTCTGTGGCGTTTGAGTCGGGCGAACGGATCGGAGCGATTATGACAACGCCGCGGGAGAGCTACCGCCGGCCGCACATCACGTTTGAGGCCGGCGTGCGAAAGGGAAGGCGACGCGGCCGGGTTTCGGACCTGTCCGCAGAGGTCTGCGACCGGATCGACGCGATGCTGGCGGCGACGCCCCGCAAGACAGGGCAATCGCTGTTCGCCTGGGATCGTGGCAAGACATACCTGTGGGACAAGTTGAAGTCGATCCTTGAGCGAGCGGGCCTGGCCGGCAAGCGAGTTGGCTTTCAGCAGGTGAGGCGATCCGCCATTTCCCATTTCGCCCGGGCCGGGGGAGATCCGGTACAGTTGGCGGGCCATGCCCAAGCCTCGACCACAAAAAGGTGGTACTTAGACCCCCGCTATGTTGACCGTGGGCCGCGGGCCTGCGACTTGTTGCCCAAACTCCAACCACCAGCCGGAGGATAGCCATGCGTGCGCTTGTGTTCATCTGTTCAGTTGCGGCCTGTTGCGTAGCGTCGGCCGAAACCCACATCGGATTTGAGGCCGCACTTCATCCGAGCATCGTGAATCCAGGCACCACGATCGTTCGCCTGGAGCGGTTCTATGCCACAGGGAAGGCCCGAGCGTCGGGGTTTGTGCATGGCGACATGATCGTGTGGGTGGACAAGGTGAGGGTGAAGCATCCCAAGACGATCGCGAACTATTGCAAGCGCAAAAAGCCGGGGGAGCTGGTCGTTGTCACGGTGAAACGAAACGACAGTCTCGAGGGGATCGTGGTCGAGTTGGTGGAGGGCGACGAAATGCGAAAAGACGGTTTGCTGGACCGGTGAGCGCACGGACTCGATGATGATGGGCCGTTCGAAGCCGGGGCGGCCCGCCGCGGGCCGCTGGGAGGACCCCTGAACGCCCGTACACCTACCCCCCCACAAGGGGTATTTCGATAGCCCCCCTCCCCCCCGCCCGGGGTATTTCGATGGTCGCGGCCGCCGGTGAGCCCGGTGAGGCGGTGAGGCGGTGAGGCGGTGAGGCGGTGAGCCTGGAGCCTGGAGCCTGGAGCCTGGAGCCTGGAGCCTGGAGCCTGGAGCCTGGAGCCTGGAGCCTGGAGCCTGGAGCCTGGAGCCTGGAGCCTGGAGCCCGGTGAGCCCGGTGAGGTCGTGAGGTCGTGAGGTCGTGAGCCCGTGAGCCCGTGAGCCCGTGAGCCCGTGAGGTCGTGAGGTCGTGAGGTCGTGAGGTCGTGAGGTCGTGAGGCGTGAGCCCGCCCGACCTCGTGAGCCCGCCCGACCTCGTGAGCCCGCCCGACCTCGTGAGGCCGTTAGGCCGGTGAGGCCGTGAGCCCGTCACCGGGCGGCCATCGAAATACCCTCGCGAGGGTCCGGCGGCCCCCGTTTTTCTCACGGTGCCAAATGTCCATTGTGGCCGTCCGGCCACAAGTGTAGGGGAAAAAAACTTTTTGACTCACCCACTTGACCCGTTGTCACCGATAGGTTACAATCGCAGCATGAACACAACCGAACACAAGCGACGCGCGACGGAGCTGGGCCTTGAATGGTCCGCGGTCCTCGATGTCTACCGTGAGATCCGCGGCCTTGAGATCGCCGAACTGGAGCGGACCACGGCCGCGCGTCGCGACGCGTTCAAGGCGGCCGCGGGCGACGCTCACGGGGGCCGGTTCAAGGGTCGCCACCGGGCCGCCTTCGCCGAGGGCGACGCGACCTACCTCCCCGGGCTGGATGTTGTCGCCGCGGATCGCGGCCTGACGGCCGACGAGCTTTTCGCCGACCTGGCCACGGCCGCCGACGGGCTCCGGCCGGCCGATGACGTCATGACGGAAGCGCTCGACCGCGCCGCCGCGCTCGCCGCCCCCGCCGAGCCCGGCGAAATGGTGCCACTCGTGGCCGCGGCCGCGGCCGCCGACATAACGGAACAATGGCTGCGCCAACTGGTCAAGGCCGGGAAGGTCCGCGGTGAGAAGCGCGGCCGGAACTGGATCGTATCGGCCGCCGACATCGCTTTTTTCCAGCGCCACCCCACTGCCGGCCGCCCCCGCCGTGAGGCGGCCCCGTTCTAGTTGTCCCCTACCGGCCACAAGCCGCCCCCCTGGAGCCCGCGACGATGACGCTCAATCAGTTCGCCAAACTGGCCGCCGAACTGGCCGCCGCCCCCGCCCCCGTTCGCCGTGCTTTCGAGCACCTGGCCGCCGGTGACGTGGCCGCCGCGGCGGCCGCCGCGGGCGGCCGCTATTCGGATGCCTGGTGGTCCGCGGAGTTTTTCGTCCGGCGCGTCGCGGACCACGGGGCCACCGACGCGCCCCGCTTCACCGCCGCCGCCCCCGTGGCCCGGCCGCCCATGCTGCCCATGTTCGACGAGTGAAGCCACGCCCCCCCCGCACAACCCGATACGGCCGCGGGAAACCGGCCGCCGACGATTGACCCCTGGAGCCCCTGACCATGATCGCCACCGCCACCGCCACCGTTGACCCCGCCACCGTGCCCGATATCGTCCAGGCCCGCATCTTCCGCGCGGCCGACTTGCAGGCCACGCGCCGCCGGATCGCCCGGACCCTTGGCCTCTGGTACGTCCTCGATGAGCGCCGGGAGCCCGGCCGCCAAAACGCCCGAGACGAGGCCGCCCACCTCGCGCGACACTGGCGGGAGGTTGCCCGGGCCGCCGGGCTCCGGCCGGCGGCCGTCCGCCGCGCCGTGCTCGCCACGCTCGTGGCCGCCGATGGCCGCCCGCTTGACACTTCGCGAGGCTTCACCCTGGAGCCCGCCGGCCGTTGACCGCTGCGGCCCCCCGGCGCCCCCCGCCGCCCGCGGGCGGGGGCAACCGGGCGGCCGGGCACCCCGCCCGCCACCCTCACCCCCTGGAGCCCTTGACCATGACCACGCCGGCCCCCTGCTATCGAATCATCCGCCACCGCGACCGCCGCGAGGGGGTATGGTTCGACGTTGAATACATCGCGAACGATGGCGGCCGCGCGATCGTCGCCACGCTCGACACGCGCGACGAGGCCCGCGACCTCGTGCGACGCCTGGAGCGCGCCAACGCCCGGCCGACCGCGGCCGACCTCGAAGCGCTTGGCCAGGCCATCCGCGACACCACGCCGCCGGCGGCCGGCGACGCCCCTGCAAAAGATTTTTGATCCGCCCCCCTTGCCCCCTTGTGTCCTATCGGTTACAACTACCATACCGCGGCCACGACGGCCGCAAAACCCCAAGAGAAGGAGCCCCAACCATGCCCGCGAAGAAGACCACCACCACCGCCGCCCGCCCCGACGTCTACCAGACCGTTACCGATGCCATCGTGGCCCGGCTCGAATCCGGCCAACTGCCCCCGTGGCGTCAGCCGTGGGCGGCCGGCCACGCCGCCGGCCCCGTCACCCGCCCGCTCCGCCACAACGGCACGCC